ATTTAGTATGTACAATAAGTACAATATATGTTATAATGATAGCATTAGCAGAGATAGAGGAATAAATGGCATCTGTATTTAAACAAAAAACAAAATCGCATCTAGAATCAACGATGTTTTACGACGAAGGTATTGACATTGCTCGATACGACCAAGTGAAGTATCCAGAACTTGATAAGATTACTGACAAGCAACTTGGCTTCTTTTGGAGGCCAGAAGAAATTGATGTATCGAAAGATAAAGCAGACTTTCGTGCACTTACCTCGCATGAGCAACATATCTTTACATCTAACTTAAAACGACAAATTCTACTTGATTCTGTTCAAGGTCGTGGTCCAGTTGAAACACTATTGCCTGTAGCATCTTTGCCTGAGCTTGAACCATTGGTTATGGCTTGGACATTTATGGAAACAATCCATTCGCGTTCTTATACACATATTATTCGTAATATTTATGCCAATCCATCAAAGGTATTTGATGAGATGCTTGATATTCAAGAAATTGCAGATTGTGCTACAGATATTTCTCGATATTATGACGAATGTATTGAAGCAAATTCATGGTATAATCTACTGGGTGAAGGTACATTCAACATCGCTCAAAAGGGAATGTCAGAAGGAACCGAAGTTGTTGTTGATATGTACGATGTGAAAAAGAAACTTTGGTTAGCGCTTAATTCAATTAACATTCTTGAAGGTGTAAGGTTCTATGTATCATTTGCATGTTCATGGGCATTTGCTGAATTGAAAAAGATGGAAGGCAATGCTAAGATTATTAAGTTTATTGCTCGTGATGAAAATACTCACCTTGCTGCATCTTCATTCATGATTAAAGTACTTATAAAAGACGATCCAGATTTTGCAAAAATTAAAGAAGAGTGCGAAGCCGAAGTTGTACAAATGTTTGTTGATGCTGTAGATCAGGAAAAGCAGTGGGCTGATTATCTCTTTAAAGATGGCTCAATGATTGGTTTAAATGCTAGACTATTGTATGATTACATTGAATGGATTGCAAACAAACGCATGAAAGCAATTAATGTGGCATCTCCATATTCAGTGCCACAAGCTAACCCACTACCTTGGACCGAAAAATGGATCGGTGGAGGTAATGTTCAGGTTGCACCGCAAGAAACTGAGATTAGTTCATATGTAATTGGTGGTGTAAAACAAGACGTAGATGAAAATACCTTTAAAGGTATGAGTCTTTAAATCATATAGATATATCAATTTTAGTCAATAAGAGGAACGGCAAATGACCAAAGCAGTATGTCAAGATTGTGATATTGAGTATGAAGTTAAATCAACTGAAGCAGAAGAAGATGGTGTCATTGCTTCATTCTGTCCATTCTGTGGATTTGAAACTACGGACGAACTAGACTTTAGTAATGACAATTACGATAGTTGGTCTGACGAAGATGATAGCTACGATTAGTCTATAAATATACCATATAGCAATAATATGGTTAACTTATGGATCAGTGGACTTACAAAGGTCAGTTATTTGAATCAAACCAAATAGAAGAATATGTTGGATTTGTATATCTTGTAACTGACCTTTCAAATAATAAAAAATATGTTGGTAAAAAGAATTTTTGGTCAATACGTAGATTACCTCCTTTAAAGGGTAAAACAAGAAAGCGTACGGTCAAAAAAGAATCAGATTGGCAAGATTATTTTGGGTCGAGTGAACAGGTAAAACTACTTGTAGAATCACAAGGACGCAATAATTTCAAACGTGAAATATTGCACTTATGTAGTACTAAAGGCTTAATGTCTTATTTAGAAGCTAAAGAACAATTTGAGAGAGAAGTACTCTTTAGTGATGAATATTACAACGAGTTTATTGGTTGTAAAATACATTCAAAGCACGTTAAAGGAAGTAAGAATAATGAATAACGTCGTTCAATTTCCAAAAACAAAAGCAGCAAATAAAAATAAAAGAAATTCTATTGAAGCTATGGAAGTAGCTAGAGTTCATTATGAATCAATTGCTTCAGAAGCTATGGATGGAATAGCACAAGCTTTAGCTACCAATGGTTATCATCCACTAAAAGATACAGTAATGCTTCATGACATGGGAGTCATTATGAATATGATTGTTGCCATGATGTATCGGGTTGATGGAGAAGCTCATTTCTTGCAAGAACCAATGGATGAAATTCATGACGTTATTAAATACGTAAAAGAAATAAATGACAGAAAACGCAATGAAGTGTTTACAGATGATGAATAGTATGGTATAATATACTAAATAAATGAGAGAAGTGACATGATTATTATCGACTATAACGCAATTGCTATTGCAAATATTATCACACAAAAGCTAGATATACAAGAAGATATGATTCGGCATATGATTCTGAATTCTATTCGTATGTACAATAAGAAGTTCCGTAAAGAATATGGTCAAATGGTTATTGCCACTGACTCTTCTAATTGGCGCCGTGAAGCATTTCCGCAATATAAGTTCAAGCGTCGTGATGGACGAGAAGAATCATCTCTTGACTGGGGTGAAATCTTTCGCATCATTAATCTAGTGTTTGAAGAAATTGGTGATAATCTACCATATAAAACTCTTAAAATTGATGGTTGTGAGGCTGATGATATTATTGGTACTCTTGTAGAAAATACTCAAGAGTTTGGCCAGCATGATGATGTTATGATTATTTCTGCTGATAAAGATTTTATTCAATTGCAGAAATATAATAACGTACGTCAGTTTTCACCGATGACTAAAAAGTTTATTCAAGATCCTAATCCACGCAGATATCTGTTTGATCAGATTCTTAAAGGTGATTCCAGTGATGGTGTTCCTAATATATTCAGCCCTGATAATACTTTTGTTGATGGAATTAGACAATCTCCAATGACAAAGAAAAAGATGGATATGTACTTTGAAAATGCTGAAAATCTTCAAGGTGTAATGGAAACAGAACACTATCGTAACTATTGCCGAAATAAGAAGATGATTGATTTATCTGAAACTCCACAAGATCTAAAAGATGCTATTATAAATAGATTTGACAATCAAAAGGTAACACATAAATCCAAAGTGCTTAATTACCTTATTAAGAAGCGTTGTAAACTATTAATTGAGAGTGTAGAGGAATTTACTTAATGAAATTGATGATTCATGAAGTTCTTGAAAAAGCTGCAGAAGCAAGTTCAAAAGAAGAAAAAATTAAAATTCTTCAGGAGAATAATCACCTAGCATTGCGTGATATTCTTCGAGGTGGGATGGATGATACCATTACATTTATTATTCCAGAAGGTAAACCACCACACGACGATCCAGAACGTGTTGGCTTTTCTCGTAATTCGCTTTATAATCAAACAAAGCGATTTAAGTACTTTGTAAAAGGTGGACCAGGTGAAAACATGACTCCTCCAAAACGAGAAAAAATGTTTATTGGTATATTGGAAACTATTCATCCTAAAGAAGGAGAACTATTAGTTCTAATGAAAGATAAACGCTTGATTAAGTCTAATAATTCTGCTCATTATTCAGGTATTACAAAAAAATTAGTTCAAGAAGCATTTCCGGGGTTAATTAGAGAGTAATTAGATAATGAATATAGAATACTTATTTCCAACAGTTGTTGCTCGAAAAGAACTATTAATTTCTAAAAAATATAATGATTCTCTTATTGATAGAGCTTTAGAAATTTATAATAAAGACAATTCTTTTTCAAATATACCTTTTGGTAATACAAAGCACACTAAAAATATTTTTGATATTGCAAATGACGAAATATTTTTCCCTCTTTTAGATGAAATTCATAAACAAATTCACGAATTTGCTAAAATATTTGGGTGTAAAGAAGAGTATAATTACTTAAATTCTTGGCTAAATTTTAGCGATAAGGATTCATACCAAGAGTATCATAATCATCCAAATTCTACTTTAAGCTGTGTATATTATCTTAAATTTCCTCAAGGAAGCGCTAATTTAATTTTTAAATCTCCTAAAAATAGTATGATTTCTTTAAAAACCCCAGATGGAAGTAATCCTATCAATTGGGGCGAAGCGCACTATAAACCAACCGAAAGATCTTTGTTTATGTTTAGATCAGATTTAGAACATAGAGTTCCAACGGGGGAAAATAACGATTTAAGAATTTCTATAGCTATTAATTGGAATTAAAAAAATTATAAATAACTGTATGAGTATATTATTAATGTTTCACTCATAATCGGTAAAGGGATCGTGCTACACTCCGTGGCAGGTCCCTTTTTTATTGTTTAACTACATAGGAGGCTCAACTATTCATACCCGAAAAAATTCCAAAAGAATTAACTATACAGAGGAATGTACGATGAATGGCTCACAAATTGAGAGATTAAAACGAGACTGTAGGGAGATGGACTTTTTTATAAAACGACAAGAAAAACAGGGTAATGGTGAGAAGGCTTACACACTTCAAAAGAAGCATGATTATATGAAATCTAGAATAGAGGAACTAGAAGAAATTTTAGCAGCATAAAGTTGTGTACATCCTCACTGGACTGTGTTATAATAATAGTATATGAAAGTGAGGATGTATCCATGAATTTGTTCATACTTGATAAAGATCCAGTCAAAGCAGCTCAACTGCAATGTGATAAGCACGTAGTTAAAATGATTGTTGAATCAGGTCAAATGCTATCAACAGCTCATCGTATGTTGGATGGTAATGAAACCAGACGACCATCTAAGTCTGGTAAAACAAACGGTAAGTATTGGGTACATCCCAATGAAAAGATGGAATCTATTCTTTACAAAGCAGTTCATATGTACCACCCATGTACAGTATGGACTATGGAATCAAACAATAATTATAATTGGCATTATATTCACTTCATTGCTTTGTGCGATGAGTATAAATATCGTTATGGAAAAGTTCATGCAACTGATAAGCTTCTTAGAGATGCTTTAAAACCAACTCCAAAAAATATTCCAGTTGATTATTTGACACCATTCAAGCTAGCTATGAAATCTAATCCAGAGTGCATGTATACAGATGATCCTGTTAGATCATATCAAGAGTTTTACAAAACAAAACAAAGTCGTTTCAAAATGGCTTGGACGGGAAGGGAAGTACCACAATGGTTTCAACAGAACAGCAGCTTGAGTTTGAATTCATGAAAAAAGAACCAGACCCAATTATTATAATTGAAAAACAAGAGCGATACGACGAATATATAAAACGTATGTACCGTGAAACTGAGGAAAAAGATGCCAGTCTATAGTTTTCGTAATAAAGAAACAAATGAAGAAACTGAAGTATTTCTTAAAATAGCTGAACTAGATCAGTATAAAGAGGATAACCCTCAATTACAACAGTTTATTTCTAAGCCTCCAGCAAGTGTTGGTATGGTGAAAGATATGTACTCACGAGTCCCTGATGGGTTTAATGATGTGGTAAAACAGATCAAAAAAGGATCTGGTATGAGGAACACAATTAAAACAAAATGAATAGATCTTTGAAAATTCGCCTTGAAGGGCTTAAAACATTATCACCAATTACCGAAAATCAGAAAAGAGTATTTGAAGCTTTTAAAGAAGGTTCTAATCTTTGTTTAGCTGGTTCAGCTGGTACTGGTAAAACTTTTCTATCAATGTATCTAGGGCTTGAGGAAGTCTTAGATAAGGAAACACCTTATGAGAAATTGGTTATTATTCGTTCTATCGTTCCTACGAGAGATATTGGATTTCTTCCGGGAACTGAAGACGAAAAGAAAGATGCCTACACTGCCCCGTATCGTGGAATTGTCTCAGAATTAGTTGAAGATCCAGAAGCTTGGAATAAGTTACAACAACAGGGTGCAGTAGAATTTCTTACTACTTCGTTTATTCGAGGTACTACTATTTCAAATGCTATTATTTTAGTTGATGAAATGCAAAACCTTACATTCCACGAATTAGATTCAGTAATTACTCGAGTTGGTGAAAATTGCCGATTCATTATGTCGGGTGATTATTACCAAACAGATTTTGATAAAGAACGAGATAAGAATGGTATTCTACAATTTTTAGAAATCATCGATAAACTCAAGTATTTTGAAACAATCGAATTCTCTTGGCAAGATATTGTGCGTTCCGGTCTTGTTAGAGATTATATCATGACTAAGGAACACATGGGTATTAAATAAAAATGGAAAAGAAAGATGGCTAAGTTTTCGCGCTTTGATCCTAAAAATAAGAAAAAGCATAAACACAAATTTAATTCAAAAGATCGCGAAGATCCAAGAATTAAAAGTACTGAAATAAAAAGAAAAGTTAAAGTTAACTTTGATAAACTTATGGTAAATGATTATGACTATATTGACAGAACCGAGGATATTTGAACATGTTGGAATTGACTTGGGTTATAATGACATCGAGGCTGAGACCACTTCTTCAGGACGAAAATATAAGTGTCCTAACGGGGTTTCTTATCCTAGTGTTACTACAGTACTTTCTATATTAAGTGAAGATGGTATTAGGGCATGGCGAAAACGTGTCGGTGAAGTAGAAGCAAATAAGATATCGCATAGAGCTGCTACTCGTGGTACAGCAGTTCATGCTATTGTTGAAGATTATATCAACAATAAACCAAACTACACTGAAGGCTATATGCCAAATGTTGTAGAAAATTTTAATGACATTAAAGGTATTTTAGATGAAAGGATTGGTAAGGTTTACGCGCAAGAAGTCCCATTGTATTCAGATCACCTTGGATTGGCTGGTCGTGTCGACTGTGTGGCTGAGTTTGATGGTGTTTTATCTATCGTCGATTTCAAAACTTCTCGGAAGTTGAAGAAAAAAGAATGGATTGAAGGTTACTTCATTCAAGAATCTGCATATGCTGTTATGTGGGAAGAAAGAACTGGTATGCCAATTACTAATTTGGTAACCATTATTAGCGTTGATGGCGCAGAAGCTCAAGTCTTTAAAGAACATAGAGACAATTGGACACCTAAACTATTAGAGACTATTGATGAATATGCGAAGAGAAAAATGTTTGGCCACTAGAGCTCATCAACAAATAGATATTTGCTGTGAAACTCTATGCGAAAAAAACGTAGTTCAAGAATATATTAAAGAGCTAGAAGATCTGGTTCAAGAATTAAAAGAAAAAATCAATCAACTTGAGGATGACAAATGAGCGAAGATCTTATGGAACTACTTACTGGCGGTGAAAAGAAGCGGAATTACTTTCACCATAGACCAGTAGCAAATATCCATGAATTTTATTTAGTTGGCGAGATTAAAAGAGCTGACGAATATATTGATTGGTTTGACATCATTCGTAATGCTGGAAAGAATGATGTAGTAAATATCCACATTAACTCGTATGGTGGCGATTTATTTACTGCTATTCAAATGATGCGTGTATTAGGAGAATGTGAAGGAACTGTTGTTTGTTCAGTAGAAGGCGCATGTATGTCTGCTGCAACAATGATCTTCCTTTGCGCAGATGGATTTGAAGTATCAAATCACTCAATGTTTATGTTCCATAACTATTCAGGTGGAACCATTGGCAAAGGTGGTGAAATGTATGATAACATTATCCATGAACGTAAATGGTCAGAAAATCTTTTACGTCAAATCTATGAAGGCTTCTTAGAAGAACCTGAAGTTGAATCTATTTTGAATAATAAAGACATTTGGATGGATGGCGAAGAAGTTATCAAACGCTTAGAATCTATGAAAGAAAAGGTTAACGAAGTTAAAGAAAAACCTAAAGCTAAGCCTCGGAGTCGAAAGAAAGTTTCTTAAACTCACTGACAGCAATGGATTTGTTAGAAGTAATAAGAACAACTTTTCCGTTGCTGTCATAAACTACCCATCTAAGTGGCTTTGTCTCTACTAGTTTCATACATATATTTATAAAAAAAATGCATTTCCGTGCATTTTTTTGTGTACATTCTCTCCAGCATAGGTTATAATAATACTATAATCAATGAGGAGAAACTATACTATGAACAACGTGAAAATGATCGCAGAACAGATTAAGACAACCATTGCTCCAGTTATGGATCGTTGGGTTGATGATCGTGTAGTTCAATTGGTTAAACTCAAAACTGAAATTACTGAAATCTCCAAAAGCGAAGAGTTTAACAAAAAATTCAAAGAATGTCGTAGCCGTGATCGTTATTACTCAATGAGTAGCTTTACATTCCATTGGTTTGAAAGTAAAGGTGTCACTAAAGGCGATTACATGTTGGCTGTTTTCGAAAACCCTACAGGCATCCGCGAAAAAATGGAAAAAGAAGCAGCTAATAAGCTTAAGAAAATTGATCATGCTGTAGCTAAGAAAATTGACTTTGAAGTCGATACAATTGAGAACCTTACAGTTTGCGGTGGCAAAGATGGATTTATCGAAGGCGCATGGAAACTAAATGGAAAAAAGATCTTCTCTTTTGAAACTTTTTACGCTGGTGGATATAATATCCAATGCTTCCACGTTCGCACTAAATACAAATTGAAATAAGGAAACTATATAATGTACGTTGATAATAATAAAACTATCCTGGTCGATGCAGACGGAGTTCTGCTAGACTGGGTTTATGCTTTCCGTGGCTGGATGCAACGCCACGGATATACTATGGTAGATCCCAACACTTATCATATGGATAAGTGCTATGGTTTAAACCATAGTGAAGGTAAAAGGCTCTGTAAGATGTTTAATGAGTCTGCAACTATTCGTAAGATTCCGCCTCTTCGTGATGCTGTTAAATACGTTCGCAAATTGCATGAAGATCATGGTTATGTTTTTCGAGTAATTAGTTCGTTGAGTACTGATACTTATGCTGGGCATCTGCGAACTAAAAACTTAATTGAGTTGTTTGGTCCTACCATCTTTGAAAGTTATGTTTATCTAGATACAGGTGCTGATAAAGATGAAGCACTAGAACCTTATCGAGATTCAGGTTGTTATTGGGTTGAAGATAAACCTGAAAATGCCGATCTTGGCAATAAGCTAGGCCTTGACTCAATTCTTATGCGTCATCCATTTAATGCCGATTATGTCGGTCCTGCTCATCGCGTTATGAACTGGAAAGAAATCTACGATTATATTGTAGGCGCTTAGTATTATAAATAAAATATAATAAAATAAAGGTATGAAAATGATCCTTGAAGATGTCGCCCGGTTTATAAACGATCAACCAGAAGAATCAAAAGTTTATATTGGTTGTGACTCTGAAAGGATCATTAAAGATAATATTTCATATGCTGACTATACAACTGTTGTGGTAGTTCACCATGCTGGAAGAAAAGGTTGTAAAGTATTTGGTGAAACAATTCGTGAACAAGATTATGATGCTAAGATTTCTAGACCTTCGCTGAGATTAATGAATGAGGTCTATAGAGTATCAGAACTTTATTTAAAGCTGTATGACTTAGTTTATACAGAAATAGAAATACACTTGGATATTAATCCAAATAAAGAACACAACTCGTCTTTGGTTGTACAACAAGCAGTAGGTTATATTAAAGGTGTTTGTATGGTAGAACCAAAGGTAAAGCCTTTGGCCTTTGCTGCGTCAGCCGCAGCAGATAGATATAAGTCATTGGCTGCATAGGAGATCCACATGGACGAAATATTTGATTTTGGTTTTACTGCAGTAGATGAAGCAGAACTAGAAGCTGTACAACAAGCTACTAGCCAAGCTACTACAGTTGCCTCAAGTAATGAACAGTTACAAGCAAAGATTGATAGTTTATATAACTCTATTATTCCATTGCTTACTAACTTAAAAAAGAATCCTGAAAAGGAATACATTCTTTGGCCTAATAGATTGGCTAAAGTTGAAGAGTTTGAAACTCATTTACAAAAAATTTACCAAGGGTAATTTATGTCTAAAGAATGGCATGGCGGGAAGGGTGATAAACCTAGAAAAGATGCAGATCCTAAAAAATATGCGGAAAACTGGGAAAAGATTTTTGGTGATAAAAAAGAAAAAGAAAAAGAAAAAACTAAATCTTAGGAGTATAATATGGCGGAGTATTTTCACTTCGCCACGATTGCAAGAATAGCTTATTTAGATAATGCAAAAAGACAATTTAAAAAATTAGGATATAATGAATCGCACTTGATTGATATTGATGGAGCTCAGGCACATATCGCGGCGAACAAAGAAAGAATAGTAATTGCATTCAGAGGAACTGAACCTACAGAATGGAATGACCTAAAAGCAGACTTATATGCATTCCATGATAGAGGGTTTCATAAAGGTTTCCACACTGAGTTTTTAAAATTGTACGAAGCAATTAATGATTTAATTACTAAGATTGCTAATAAACAAGAAAAACCCAGACAATTGTTTATTACAGGCCATTCTCTAGGTGGAGCAATGGCTACTGTAGCTGGATTTTATTTTCCAGAAGCTGAAAAGATCTATACCTTTGGAGCTCCAAGAGCTTGTTCATGGTCTAAATCTAAAACACTTTTACCAGAACATATCCGTGTAGTAAATAATAACGATATAGTACCAAAAGTTCCATTCGTATGGATTGGATTTAAGCATGTTGGTACATTACATTATATGAACTTTTATGGTAATGTTCGTAAGATAACTAAATGGCAAAGATTCAAAGATGGCTGGAGAGGCCGTTTGCAAGCATTCAAAAAGAAAGTTCCATTTGATGGTTTTTACGATCATTCAATGAATGAGTATTGTAGATTCTTAAAAGATGATGGATAAACCAATTTAAAGGATGTTGTGATATGAATGATCATGTAGAAAAGAAAGAAGAAGACACTGGACCAGAAGTTGGAATTAGCAATGATTTCACTGCTGGAAAACCTGCTGAAGAACAAGTACATGCAGGCACTGAAGCAGAAGCAACAGCAAATACAACAATTGCAGGTGTTGACCTAGAAGCACACGCGGGTGCAGAGGCACATGCTGGGGCTGGCACAGAAGTGACTAATACTACTGTTGCTGCAAATGCAGAAGCGGGAGTTAGTGCGGAAGCCGGTACTAGTGCTACCTATGGTAATACTACTGTAGAAGCACATGCTAGTGTAGAAGCTCATGCAGAAGCTGGAGCACAAGCTGGAGTATCAAATGGTAACGCATATGCACAAGCTGGAGCAGAAGTTGGTGTCAGTGCTGAAGCAGGAACGAGCACAAGCACTAAAGTAGGTGACGTGACTATTACTAATAAAGCGGGTGTACGTGCAGAAGCAGGAGCTCATGCTGGTGCTGATGCACAGATTGGCAAAGATGGAGTAGCAGGTCATGCTGGTGCTATTGCTGGAGCAAGTGTAGGTGCAAATGCTAGCACTGGAGCTTATGATGGCTTTGGTAATGGTGGTAAAGTAGATGCAGGTGTTTCAATTGGCGCTAAAGTAGGTGCTGAAGTTGGTGGTGGAGCAACTATGGATCATGGTGTTGCTACTGTTGGTGTAAGTGGTGAAGTTGATTTAGCTGTTGGTGTTAATATCGATACTAGTGTTAGTGTAGATACTAAACCAGCACAAGAGTTTGTAGAAGACTCAAGCAAAGCAGTAGCAAATACTGTGACTAAAGACGCTAACACAGTAGCTAAAGAAACTACAAAAGTAGTTGGCACTACTGTTAATGTTGCAAAAGACACTGGTAAAGCAATCGATAAAGGTGCTAAAAATACCTGGAAAAAAGCAAAGAAACTTTTTTAAAGTAAGGATAATCAATGGAACTAATTAGTAATTTATTATCTGATACTCTGTGGATATATACTAGTATCATAGGAGCTTTGCTTGGTGCTGCATTTTTATTCTGGTTTAAAGATACAAGAATGGCAGCGTGGGCAGTACGTAAATTTGATGGATTTCTAGAATACTTAGCAATTCGTTGGGGATGGACATGGTTTCAAAATGATCCTAATGCGTGGAGAGTAAAGTATCCTAAAATTACCGCAAAGATCGACGACCTTGAAGCACGTATCAAAGAACTTGAAAAGTAATGTTTAGTAAAAAATGTAAATTGCATCTAGAATCTGTTGAAGAAACAGGATTAGAACATGCCGTTGTTGCATTAAAGACTGCAATTAGGTTACAGTTACTAGTTCCTGCCTTGGTTATACATGCAGTAGCACCTAGGTTTTTTACGAATACTGCATCTAATGTAATGAAAGATATATTGGAGAAAAGAAAATGAATTGGATTGCTAAAAGATTAACTGAAAGAACCACGCTTGATGGTGTAGTTCTTATTGCAACAGGTGTTGCTATGCTATTAGTACCAGTAGATTTGATTGCATATGGAGCAATCTTCTATGGTGCTTGGACTATTTGGAAATCTGAATAAAGGATATTAATAATGAGTTTTGAATTTGAATTTACCCGCGATCATCTAGCAAAGATCATTCCTGGTAACAACAAAGTAGACGAGTGGTATGACGCTCTTGTAGATATTATGCCGAAATATGGTATTACTACTGAACGTCGTGTAGCACACTTTCTTAGCCAATGCGCTCATGAAAGTAATAACTTTAAAAGTCTTGAAGAAAATCTAAACTACTCAGCAAAGTCTTTGAAAGCTGTATTTGGTCGTTATTTTGGCCCAGCTCCAAAGCGAGATGCTGATGAATATCACCGTAAACCTGAAATGATTGCTAACTATGTTTATATGGATGAGTTCCGTAAGTATAAAATGGGCAATGTAAATGAGGGTGATGGTTGGTTATTCAGGGGTCGTGGACTAAAGCAATTGACTGGTCGTCATAACTATACTAAATTTGGTGAATCAGTTGATATGACTGCTGAAGAAGCTGCGTCATATGTTGCAACTGAAAAAGGTGCTGTTGAGTCCGCATGCTGGTTCTGGGATACCAATAATCTAAATGATATTGCTGATGGCGATGATGTTAAACGCATGACTAAAAAGATTAATGGTGGGTCAATTGGTCTTGATGATCGTAAAAAGCGCTATGCTAACGCTATGGAAGTACTTGGTATGAGTGCCGAAGATCTTGGTGGTGACGATGACGATATTCAGGATATTTTAGACGATGTTGGAGTATTGCGTAAAGGTTCTAAAGGACCCGGCGTTGCTATTATGCAAGAAGCATTAGGTATTGGTGCTGATGGAGACTTTGGTCCTGGCACTGAACGTGCATTGAAAAAATGGCAAGCTGATAATGGCCTAACAGCTGATGGAATTGCTGGACCAGCGACCTTTGCAAAACTGTTAGATTAATATGTTTTTTGGAATCGTCTTATTGTGCATACAAGGAGCTACTGAAATATCAGGAGAAACTTGTGTATTATATAATTCACCAAATAGTTATGATACCGAAGACATGTGTATAGAAGCAATTGGTAATGTTCTTATGTCTGAAGCAATGGAATTAAATATTGCAGCAGGATTAGAATTACGTAATGCTCGATGTTATGATGTTAGGCTTGATAATATTGACGATTCTATATAAGTTAAAGGGGACCAAAAGGTCCCCTTTTTTCTTAAGAGATATTACTTAGCCATCATTTAATGGATTGTCTAATGCTTCTTGTAACTTTTCATTAATATCTTTATCGAGTTGGCGCATATCAGCGTCAATACGATCTTCAGTTTCACGCATAGTATTACGTACATCTTTTTCAGACTCACGCATTAAAGCTTCGACTTCACGAATAGATTCTGTCACATCTTTACGCAATTGATTCATTTCATCTCGAATAGTTTCTAAATGTGTTTCAATAGCGTTTTGAGAATCCTTAACTCGATCTTCGGATGCATCAGTCTTATCTTCAAGTCTTTCAACTAATTGTTCCATTTCCATTACATCAGCTCTTAAGTCTGATTTAATATCTCGAGTATATTCAATTGCTTCTTCAATACGGATCATTTGGTTATCCATTGTTAGAATAACCTTTTGATTCTCTGCTGCAATTGCGTCTACATCAATATTTTGAACAACTTCTTTCATGTCCATATAGTCTTTATAGAACTCAAATCCAGCCCATAGACCACCGCCGAGTGTTGAAAGTGCGGTAAGTACTACGAACATTTTGCCACCGCGGAATGTTGTTCCCGCAAATTCAATCTCTGCCATTTTACTTCATTTCCTCTTCTGCTTTTTGAACATCTTTTGGATCCACCACGCCTTCGGTCATAAGCTTATTTCTATTGCCTAGATGAGCAACTTCAACATCGGCTTTATTTTGGCCATGATAACTTACAGCATGTCCTTCTTCAATTAGAATTTCAGTTACTCGTTTATCATTAACTTTAAAATCACCAAGTACTCTGCCAAACTTGCCTTTCATATCTTCACCGTTTTTATTTTCGGTAGTGATAAGAATAGCATCTTTTCCAAGTAGTTCTTTTAATCTTTCTTTGGCTGCTAAACCAAATACTTTTTCTACTTTATCTGATGTCCTGGATTCAGGAGTATCGATACCCATAATTCTTACTCGTTCATCACGAAGGGTAATACCAAAACCTAGATCAATATCTACGTCTACAGTATCACCATCCACAACTTTAAGAATCTTTACTTCGTACTGATTCTCCATTTACTTTTTGCCCTTTAAAGCATCAGCACCAAAGAAGGCTGCAACTAAAGCTGAAATAGCAACAAAGTATGTTGGTGCAATATCACCAATAATTGCCGCAGCTTTATCTGCACCAGCAAGTGATGTAACTAAAATCATAATTAGATATAATAACATACCAGCAAGAGCAAACCAAGTCATTTTACGCATAGCGTCGCGTTGAGCGTCTTGGTCGTCTAATTCTTTTCGTTTAAATTCAAGATACATCTGGTGTTCTTCTTGAGTCACAACTCCGTCTCCGTTAGTATCAGCTTCGTGAAATGTTTTATTTTCTTCAGTCATGTTTTACCTCTTATATTGTTGTCTAACCATTTCTCTATGAGTAGCATCTGATGCTCCATTGAAGAAGCGTTGGTTAGGATTATCATAATTTTCTTGACCACCATATATCTCCTTCGGCTGATAGAATTGACTATCAGGTAATTGAGAAGCTTGGTATGCTCGAAAATTGGGATTATAACCAAGTAATGCCGCTTGGGCATCTTCACTATCATCGCCTGATTGCGCAGCAGCTACAAGCGTATCTTCTTCCTCAGCAGTTAGTTGGCCTTCATCACTAGTATCTTCTTTAAAATTATCTTCGGCTTGTAACTGATTTTGTATAATAGTATCGATAGCGCTGTTGATTGCGTTATCAATTATATTTTGATCGAGTGAAGCTAGTTCAACTTCTAAAAGAAAAAAAGACTGATCTGAGTTATTTGATTGATTATCTTCAAACTCTGAGCCAAATTCAGATGAGCCAAAACTGTTTTCAGATGTATTAGCTAATAGCCCTGTAGTTGGATCCGTTTGATCTCCGGCGCCTCCACCTGAATTTCCAGAGCTATTTCCAGACGAATTTGAATTATCGAATGACGATCCACCTGACCCGGAGTTAATACTTGATCCTTGGCCAGATTGCTGTTGAGCCTGTTGCTGAGACTGTTGATTTAACGATGTTGATACTGCAATATCGCTATTCAAAGAAGTTAGTGCTGCACCTGTTGCTAATGATACGGCTGAACCAGCAACAGCATTACCAGCAGCTTCTGCTCCTTGAGCAACTGAAAGACCATTAACATTTGAAGTAGTTTTTCCAGTCGCGTTTCCAGTAGCTTCTACTGTAGCTTCTACTGCGGCCTCAGTAGCTTCTTCAACTGGATCAGCAACTCCAGTAGACTCTTCAGAGCTAATACCAGTAGTTTCTTCTTGGCTAATACCGGTAGATTCTTCTTGACTTACTCCAGTACTTTGTCCATCGTCGACTGTAGCACCAGTTTGTTGAGCTTGCTGCTCTTGTTCAAATACCTGCTGCTGATCTTGTTCAAATTCTTTAATCTCTGCTTCAATGCCCATTTCAATATCTTCGTCGTATTCAAATGAAGTACCATCAGGTGTTCCATCATCAAAGAAGTCCTCGACCTTTTGTTGTCCAGTTGTGTCAACATTGGAACCGCCGTAATCAGATTCAAGTTCTGCTAACATTTCTGCTTGAGTAGGTAGACCAATTGACTTGTTAAACGCATCTTGGTATCCATAACACGTCGGACTTGACAAGGGATCTTCATCACAGTTATCAGTTTCTACTACAGTAAAAATTAATTGAAATTGAACCTGCTGTACTTCTGGGCCAAAGTATCCACTCCAATATCCGGCATCATAACCGTCTACAGTTATTCTTATTTTCTCGAAGTCAGTACCATTTAATTCAAATGCTTCACTTCCAGAAAATTTTGTCCAATCATCAATTCTATAATTATATTCGTATTCCTTAGACCATACAACATCTTGGTTTTCTTGACCTAAAAACTCTACAGTAATCGATAGTAAGTCTTGACTGAATCCATAGCCTTCTTTATCGTAAGGACCTTCCGAGATGGTGTTTTGCATGTCGTTAGCATCAGCATTCTTAATAGTCCAAGAATAGTTGTAACCATTTACTATAATTCCAGCTTCAGCAAGAGCAGTAGCATACGGTGCAATAATCGGATTTCCGGCATCAATATTATTAGTTAGCACCATATCTTCTTCTGGCCGCCAACTAAATCTCATTACACCATCAGAACTTATTTGCGGGCAAGCTCTATACGCAGGATTTGTGTACCAATCACCTTCCCAATGGGTAGGATCATTGCCCCACGTTCCATGCCCGCTTGGACGATATGTACAGTCGCCTTGAGACTGCGGGCCAGACCAAGATAATGGATCATCAACTAAGTTAGGAGTTATGTATTGCTCACCAGTAATAGCCTGGTCTGGATCATCCGGCGCAATCTCTTGTGCTAATATACTAGAGGAGTAAAAGCAGAAGTAAGATACTACCAGCGCCCAAAGCTGCGCCTTCAAGTTTATCATTACGTCGTAACTCCTGTTCTATAGTCTCTGGCTGCATCTCAACATTTTCGTCCCAAAGCTGTTGAGCCTCTCCACCAATTGTACCATTAAACGGACAAGGTGTTCCAGCCATTTGCATTGCTTTGAAGACGCTAGGATCTTGACACATAAGACTTACGGCCGCAACTTTCATGCCCATATTATAAAGAGTCTTAGAGTTCTTTAAACGTTCACAATTTAAATCACGAATATGTCCACCACCACTTGCACCAAGTATTTGTGTTTGAACTGCAGCTGAAAAAGTAACCGTACATGTATCATTACCGCCTGTCATCACCGTAGGCGCAATTGCCGATGGTGGAGCAGTTATAACTTCTTGTTTAATATTGCTATCATTATTATTGTTATTATTATTTGTATTCGTTGCAGTACTATTTACAGTCGTATCATTAGTATTGTTATTGGTATTCGTATTGGTATTTGTGTTAGTGTTATTTGAAGTGCTGTTTATAGTTTGATCAATAGTTGAATTTGTAGTACTGTTTACAGTAGAATTATTTGTATTCGTGTTGGTGTTCGTATTTGTGTTATTTGTCCCGCCGGACAATACATTATTATTTGTGTTTGTTGCTGTGCTATTTACTGTTGACGTATTTACATTTGTATTGTTATTCGTATTTGTATTAGTATTAGTATTTACGTTTGTGTTATTATTTGTATTCGTAGCAGTACTATTCACGGTCGACGTGTTTGTATTCACGTTGGTGTTCGTGTTGGTACTATTAATAGTACTATCGTTGGTATTGTCAGATGTTGAGTTTACTGTACTATTTGTTGTGGTATTAGTAGTACTATCAGTTTCTACGTAGCTCGTTGAATCAAAGTTGCCATCTGCGTCGTTAACTACCTGTCCAAAGGCTGCAGTAGATATAGTCATAGATAAAGTAACGAGCAATGAGTATTTAATATTCATTTCTCTACCTTAAAGTTATTCTTATCATTACTATTTATAAAAAAAGGGTTTACAGAACACAATATATATGATATAATAACTATATTATCACACAATGGAGATATGCAATGCGATTTGAAAATGATATGAAGCTAGATTATAAAGATGTTCTTCTTTGTCCAAAGCGATCTAAGCTTACATCTCGTAAAGAGGTTGATCTAAAACGCAAGTTCACGTATTGCAACTATGATCCATCTTTTGAGCATGAAAGCTGGGAAGATCACCATTATGATGGTGTTCCTATTATGGCAGCCAACATGGACGGCGTTGGCACATTTGAAATGGCTGATACTCTAGCAGATCAAAGTATCTTTACATGTCTTGTTAAAACATATTCTGAAAATGAATTAGTTAATTTTTTCGATCCAGAAGATGATGATCGAGTGCTTTCTCGTTCAGATTTTGTTGCAATGAGTATTGGCATCAGTCACGAAGATGAAATGAAATTTCGTAACGTATATGAACAAGTTAGCTATAATCTAAAGTATGTTTGCATTGATGTTGCAAATGGATATACTGAACGATTCGTAGATTTTATTAAGCATTTCCGTATAAACTATCCATCAATAGTCATTATTGCGGGCAATGTCGTGACTGCAGATCAAACACAGGAGTTAATCTTAAATGGCGCTGATATCGTTAAAGTGGGTATTGGCCCTGGTAGTGTGTGTACTACTCGTATTCAGACTGGTGTGGGCTACCCTCAACTCTCAGCCGTTATTGAATGTGCCGATGCTGCTCATGG